GGGGCGGCATCGTGGTTAGGCGATGCGGCTGGAGAGGCAAGCAAGTGGATGGAAAACAACAAAACAGCCACAAACTTGCTTGGAAATACATTGCTTGGCGTGGGTCAGTATTTTGCTCAAAAAGAGGCTAATAAGGACTTAATGAAACAGCAACGAGAGCTATTGAATATGCAAGATCAATTAAAATCTCAATATTCAGCAGTGCCGGATGTTGATGTTTCATACAACAGCTTAACCGTTGATAATTCACCAGGCTTGGCAAACGGTGGAATTTTAACGGAAATGCAAAGTAAGTTAGAACGTAAAAACAAAGGCATTTAGTTATGGCTCGATCAGAATCTAAATCAATTAGCGATAGTTTTGGCGAAAGCATGGAGCGAGCTGGCTATGAGCGTGCTAATGATAGCCGAGGCGGTTGGCAAGAGCATGAAAGCAGTGATAACTACGAAAGCACAAGAGATAGGATGGATAAGCATCTTGCTAGTAGAGGCAAGAGTAATGATGTAAATCAAAGCATAAGCAATCCTATTAATACTGGTTTTGGTGGTAGAAGTGCGATTAGTCAAAGCGTTGGCACACATTATCAAAGCAATGCAGCAGCGTTTAGTGGCAATAAAAGAAGTTTAACTAACGGATTATTCGGTCGTGATGTAGCGAAAAATGCTCCTTATTCTGCAAGACAGGATTGGGATAATGTAGATTTTTTTACATCAAAAGATCGGATTAGAGATATAGCTCACCATAATACAAAAGAAAGCCTTGATAGAGAGGGGATTGGGAATGCAGTAGGCAGTCAAATCGGAACAATGATCGGCTCTTTTACAGAGCCGGCATCAATGGTTGGAGCTATTGCGACAGGTGCGGCACAGTTAGGCGCTACAAAACTTGGCACAGTGGCAGATAGTGTGCTGAATAAAGAAAGCCAAGTTTTAGGGAAAATGACGCCAGGACAAAAAGCGATTTATAACGCTGAATCTCAAAAAGTGCGTGATGCCTATCAAGAAGATATGGACAGTCTTGGCTCTAGGGCTGCTGGCTGGGGTGCATCTGCCGTTGGTATTTTAGGAGGCGTGGCAACAGGTGGAGTTGGTGGCTCATTTTTAGGTTCAGCCGCAAGCACTATTGCCGATAAATACAGACATAATTCAGCTATTTCACACGCTGCCGATAAACTAAATTCATCCGTGCTAAATAGCGAAATTCAGGATGACAAGGCTAAAACATTGCAAGCCTTTAGAGATGGCGAGCAAATGCGAAAAATTGCCGGCAATACTGAATATACTGGGCAAGGTATTTTAGGAACGATGCAGCAAAGAGCTAAAGTGAAAAACGGTCAATACAAAGAAGAGGAAAATTACAGTAGTATTCCTCAATTAGTTAATTTGTGGAATAACATCTCAGTAATATAAGGAACGCATAATGGGTATTTTAGATTCAATGGCACAACAAAACGGTAATGCACAGCCAGCAATGCAACAAGGGCAACAGGTCGATATGAGCCAGCAAGGCAATATGTCGCAAATGTATAACATGGTAATGGATAATTCAGTCAATGCTATCGCTAACGTTGCACAAGAGCGAATTGAGCAAAAAGGTGTTGAAAAAGGCGTTGCGGATTTAGTTGCAACGGCAATGATCGCAAATATTCAAGCCGCTCAACAAAATGGCAAAACAATCCCGCCTCAAGTGATGATGCAAGTCGCAAAAGATTTAACAATGCAATTATTGCAACAAATTGGTGTACCTGAAGATCAGATTGATGACATCATTATCGACATTTTAATGGATGCGCTAGATCAATTTGGCGAGGCGACAAACGGCATTTTACCGCCTGAAGAAGAACAGCAGTATATTGATATGATTGGAAAAGTATCTGAGTTAGAGGGGCAGAGACAATCACAACTTCAAGGCAATAAACAAGAAATGCAAATGCAACAAGGGGCATAATTTATGGGTTTTGGTGGAGTTTTGGCCGCAATGGCGCAAGGGCTTGGCACTGGCGTTATAAAAAACGTAGAGCAAGGCTGGAAAAATGAAGAGCTTGATAAAACATTAAACTGGCGAGAAAAAGAGGCAGATAAACAGCGAGCGTTTGATAGCGAGCAGCTCGATAAAAAACTCAAACACGACTTTGAGATAGAAGATCACAAAACTCGCAATAACATATCAGAGGCCGCAGCAATCGCAAGAATTAAAGCTAGATACGCTAGAGCATCTGGCGGCGGTGGCGATGGAATGAAAGAGGCTCAAAAGAATTTAACCGGTGCGGTTCAGGTTCTTGGCGTTTATGATACTCAATTAGGCTCGTTGCAAGAAAAATTAGCGGTAACAGAAGATAAAGCGCAAAGAGATGCTTTAATTCAACGAATTGACCGCCTTGCAGCAGAAAGGGATAACTACTTAAAAGATCCGTCAGTTGTTTCGGCATTCAAAGGCGGCGACAGAATGGGGCGAGCTTTATACATGACAAGTGGTGGAGATATGGATATATATGATCCAAAGCCGGCAAAAACTGAAAAGCCTATTGTTGAAGATATTAAGCCCACAACCGCTGCGCCAGAGCGAAATATGGTTGATGTAAACAGTATTTCACCGCAACAAGCCGATCAGATTGCAAGACAAAAACGAGAAGAAGTTGCTCGTCAGAATTTTGCAAGAGCATCAGAAGAGGCAAAAGAATGGGCGGCGAAACAAAATCAGTATAAATCAACTATGTTTACGCCAAGAACATTCTAAACATAAAAAAAAGAGCGGTTAATTTAATCGCTCTTTAATCTTTCTTTAAATTTTAATCTAATAATCCAGCAATATCTTTCATGTCAGGCGCATAGTAAACGTTTTGCAAGATTCTGATGTCTTTGTGGCCTGAGATTTTAGCCAAAGTCATTACATCGACTTTTTTCGCCAATCTAGTCAGTGCCTCTCTTCGTGTGTCATGGAAATGCAAATGCTCGCATAACGCCATTTTTTTCAATTTTCTAAATGTTGCATCAAGTGATTTTGATTCAATTTGAAAGCACGTTCCAGTATTGCCAACTTCTTCTTTTAACCTTTCTAAAATTGCAATAGCCTTTTTCGATAAAGGTACTCTTCGAGATGAGCCGTTTTTCGTTATCGGCAAATATGCAGTTCTATCCTCAAAATCAACATTATCCCAAGTTAGTCCGCAAATTTCACCGGCTCGCATTGCCGTTTCGATGGCAAATAGCATCGCTGCGCCAGTTCTTGCTCTAACCGTCTTTAATGTATCGTGATAACTGCTAACATATAGCAACCGTTCTATTTCTTCATCAGAATATCGCTGCGTTCTTGGTGGACTTCCTTTCGGTAAGACAAGCCCAGCGGTAGGGTTTCTTTCAATATAATCCCAACGCTCAACCGCAACGGTAAAAATATGCTTAATAGTGGATAGTTCTCGCCTAATACTTTCGCCGCTAACCGATTTTTCCCTTTCAGCAATCCATAATTCAAAATCTTTTCTTGTAACATCGCCTATATATTTACTGCAAATAGGGTGTTGCATAAACCTATTAAGCCTTAAAGTTTCGTGCCGCACGCCTCGTTTAGTTGGTGTAATTTCTTTCAAATACCGCTCGACAACATCCGATAGTAGCGTTTCAGGTTGTAATCCTTTCTTTTGTAGGTCTAATTTTCTCTCTTCTTCCAAAGCCCATTGTGTTGCCTCGCCTTTGGTATTGAAAGATTTAGATCTGCGCCCGCCATTGTCATAAACTTGCGCACGCCATTTATTGCCACGCTTATGTATAGTAGCCATTTTTTTACCCTTATATTTAGCTGGTGCAGTGTTGCAAAAAGTGGTGCAGTTTTGGTGCAGTCAGCAGATAAAAATATATAAAATTAGATAAAAAATGGCAATACAGGTTAAAGAATAAACTTAGAATTTACAGCCAAACAAGCTAATAAGTGATTGATTTCAAATGCGTAAAATACAAAAAGAAAAATCCCCGCTCAATGAGCGAGGATTATAATATGGTGCCTAGG